TTTGTATATATTGTTGAGGCGACCACCGAAACATATCTTAGTTACAATTGTATCGCCTTTTTTGATCGTAGAATTGATACTTATAGCCACGTCATAGCCCCATTGATTTTAGCTGGATTATAATTTGTTAATTATACCATGTATGGCTATATGTCGCCTATTGGTGTGTCTATGGAAAGCTCGCCCTGATACCAAGTTGCAGTACCTGTTAATGCCGTTGCATTTGATTGGTCTAAGTTTTGTATTCTGTAAAGATACGTATTTCCTTTCTCAAGTACGCGCTCAATGTCTTGAAGCAATCCAACACCGGTAGCACCAGGAGATGGTTTATTACTGTCGTCACCTAATGCGTAATTTGTCGCACCAACTTGAACGCCTTCTGAGATAACATCAGCCTCTTGAATATACTTAATAACGACATCTCCATTCGTGGTTCCGAAGTCCCTCATATTAAAGTGAGGCAGAACTAGCCCAGCACCAGCAGATAGTGCTGGTGACTTAAATAGAGTACTTGCAATGAGCTGAGACCTGAACTGAGAGTATATTGATTTTATGAGCACATGATTGCTTGCGCCGACTTCCATTGCTAAATAAGCAGATCCATTTGGCGCTATAGAAGGATTATAAAAGCCGAGCTGGTATTGGTTCCCTAGCTTGCAATTAAGTTCAATAAAGCTCTGGACTGTCATCGCCTTATTGCCATCAAATAACTGAGTAGGTAATCCAACTTTAAATCTGTAGTCGTCATACATAGACGATGTAGGTATTCCGGTATGCATTCCTTTAGTCATAAAAAATGCCGGTTAGAATCTAACCAGCATTATAACATTTAACTGATATTAAAATTATCAGATTTTTACGAAGTTTTCAAAACCGAATTTTACAATTGCGTCTTCAAAATCACCCTTGAATTTTGGGCCTTTCTTTTTCTCGTATTCTTTGCCATCAGGTGAGCGATAAATTCCTGGCTCTACATCTGCTGGAGCTGGAATCTCAAAAGCCTTTTGCTCTGCTACCGGAACTGGAATGTCGGCTTTCGTAAGCTGCTCTGTAAAAACCTTATCCAATTCTGCGTAATCATAAGATGTTGGCTCTGGGTCTACAGCAGTTTCTTCTTTTTTGTCATCTTTTTTAATGCCATCACGAAAGTATTCGATGTCAATAAACTTTGATTCAGCCCAAGAAGTGACTCGCTCATTAACGCAATCCATAACAACAACATCACAGTTATCTTCAAAGCCTGATTTCAATGAGCCGTTGCAAAACAGTACATGATTGCCTTTTTGTGTTTCATTATGCTGGTAGGCAAAATGCTCACCAGTAACCACTCCTTTGTCGATAAATAATAATTTCTTCATAAATTTTCCTCGCAATTAATTGGAATATAATTTTACCATAAAAAAAGGGAGCTAAATGCTCCCTTGGTTTTTGAACTTAATTAGGCAACTGCTGAATCAGCAACAACCTGACATGCACCGCACAACTTAGGATCGAATACACGAGTCCAGTTAGCAGCGGTTGCAATAGTAGCAGCGGTAGGGTTAATACCAGAAGCTGTTTTGTAAGCGTAACCCAACACTTTCAATAAGTAGTTGTATTCGCCGTGGTAACGGTAACCTAAGTTCTCTTTACCAGTAACACGATCAATTACGATCTCAGTGTCACCGCGCTGTAAAGTAGAAGCAGCACCTTGCATCAAGCCGAAGATACGGTTTTTCAAGTCACCAGCACCAGCATCATACTGAAGCGCTTCAATGTCAGAGACAATGATTGGCTTGCCCATTGCGCCTTGAGTAACACCAGTTACGATCTGAGCGCCAGCTACAGTATCGATCTGATAGTTATCCATCTTGTCTTCTACCAAGTCATAGAAAGCTTCTGAGTTCATCAAGAACGCAGTGATTTCACGGCCACGGTCGCCAAACATGCGCATTGCTTTGGTGAAGTGTTTCACGTTAGTCGTTGCAGCAGCAGCAGATGCATCAACCAAGCCAGTGCCAACTTCAGTTGTACCGATCAAGGCAGCAACAACGTGATCCAAGGCTAATTTCAAGTAGTCACCAGCAGCTTGACGACCGATAATGGTAGCCATTTCAGCAACAGATCGACCTCGGCGTTTGAAGTTTTCGTCAGTTTCAAAAACTGGGCCGATACGCTGAGCTAGGTCAACGCCAACCAATTCTTGAAGCGCCATGCGGTTATCGGAAACGCCCGCATCAGATGTTACGTCGCGGCGAGCAATCAAGCCAGCAACTCGGTCATAACCAGCTTCTTTAAAGAAAGAGCCGATATAAACCTCAGAACCCATCATGATAGTCATGCCAGATTTTTCGTTAAACAAATCTACTTCTTGTGCCAAGCCTTCCAGCCAGCCTTGGTAGAATTCTGTTTGATATTCAGGAGACATTAAAGCCATATTTTGTACCTCTATATAAATTACTAAGCGTGTAGTATTGAAAATTTAGTTGCCTAGCAACTTATAATATGCGTATTATAGCATATTCAAAAACAGTGTTTTTAAGGGGTTTTCACTCCTTGTATTTTTATATTATTTTCGTGAACGAGCCAGTAACTCACCGTAGGCTTTTGGGCCTTTCTCACGGATGAACTCTTGCTTCTGAGCATCAGTCCATTTCATAGGATCACCACCAGCCGGAGCACCAGCAGAGCCCTGTGAGCCAGAACCAGAACCGCCATTCCAGAACAGACCGTTTGTCACCTTCATCTTATCGTAATAATCAGAGTAAGAAACTCGCTCACCATTTGTATCAAGGACAGCTTTACCACTAGCATCAAGCGCTAATACCTTTCCTGTTTCTTGATCGATCTCCATCTTATTTGCATTCAACGCAAAGAAGTCTTCAAAATAATCGCCTTTGAACGAATCGTCTTTACCAGTTAAGTCACGCAGATATGTTCGCTTCTGCATGGTGCTTACTTTATCTTGATAGCTTGAAAGCTCCGTCTCATACTGATTAATTCGCTCCTGTGCGGTCTTGAACTGATTTTCAAGCTCAGATGCTTTATTCTTCCAAGGCTCAATAGCGCCTTCGGTAGCAATCGCTTTTGCTTCTTCTGTTTTACCGTTCAAAACCATGTCAACAAATCGGTCATGCTCTCGCGCAGATTTTACCCGCTGCAACTCAGCAATGTCTTTTTCATCAACACCATTAAACCGCTCTTTTTGCTTTGCAAGCTTTCCAAGCAGTTCTGAATTTTTGTTTTTCAGTCCTTCAATCTCAGTGATTGGGACGTAGTTTTCGTTAATTGTTTCTTCTGCGATTTTTGTTGCTTGAAGCTTTATTGCTTCTTGTACTTCTGGATCGTTAAAATCAATAGCCATTTATTTTTACCTATCTTGTTTACGCCTTGCGTTAGAAGACCTACTCCTAACTCCGAGTTCAGGATTATACCACGAGATTATGCGTCTCGTGGCTTGTCGCTGATTTGTTCATTGCCAGCGCCTGCCAGCAATCCTTGTGATGTTTGTTGAGCTTTATCGAACTTTGCCTTTTGCGCTTCTTTTGCATCAAGAAATTCCATTTCTTTTTTAAGTTCTTCTTCTAGTTTTGCAGCATCATCGGCAAGATTGAAGTCTGGAGATAAAAGCTTACGCTGAAGTGCAGCCTCAACAATTGCTTTGCGAGATATGTCTTGGTTTCGTCGCATCTCCATAAGAATACGCATCTCTTTATCGCTTTCGAGAGAATTAAACTCAGGAGAAATGTAACCTTTAATGTCTTTAGACTTGCCAATGGTATAGCTTTCCATTTGGCGCAGGATATCTTCAACGTGTTGTGATAAAGATACTGCAAAAGATCTTAGTGCTGCATTTGTACCTTGAGACTCAATGCTCGTCTGTGTAGCTGTTAACGTGCCAGGCCGTAGGGCATTGCTATCAATAGAGAATGTGCTAATGCGTTGTTGAATACCTTCAAGCTGCTTGTTTCCTTCTTGAATTGCACCAGAATCAACTTGTATCCAGCTCAGCTCAGGCGACTTGTCACCAGACTCTGGCATACGTACCATCATGTAAGATGCGAGCATCTCGATTTTGAAATCCATTGGTACGTTTTTAGCAGCAAGTATCGGCGTCAGCGCATAAAACATCATGTTCTTTATATCGCTGTAAACCTGAAAATGTTCGATTGTTAATTCTGCTAATGTCTGATATGGAGACTCGGCAAGAAGTGTGCCTTTCTTATTTGTGTAGAATACTGAGACGGGAACCTCATCTAGGATTCGCTGACTGCCATTTCGATATCGAGTGATCTCACCTTCTACGGTATTCTTTTCGTCACCATCAATATAGATAGTCCAGTAAGTCGGTGTTAATTCAAATACAGATCTAACGATTTCTGATCCATGCTCTTCACTATCGGTAATGTAATCGAAGTAAAACTTAAGATAGCTTAGTCTGCCTGTTTTTGGGTTTGACTTGAACGAAATAACATCGTCAATATCAATCTCTCGTGCATATGGTCGCTTTCCGTCATTGTCGTAGTCAATCATCACCATTGACAACCCTTTATACATTGAGGCTTGCAATTGGTTTTGAATTAGCATAGTAAGATTGTTTTCTGCCAAGTCCATATTACCAATCCACGTTCGGAATGGCTCAGGTAGGTCGTCATTTGTCTTTTCGTCAACGGACACCATGACATTATTTGCAAGGATCTTGCCGCTGTCAGAAGTTACTGTGCGTTTAAAATAGTTGGTAAGAAATGTTCTCATGACTCGCAGAGCATAAAACTCATTTGGCTCATTTGGGAATCTAGGAAGGTATTCTGTTTCTACTACCTTATCACCAATAATATCACTGACGCCACGCAAAGCTGGCAGCCCAACAATAAGATCACGAACTATTCTATTACGCGAGTATTGCTTAGCAAAATACTGCGAACGCATTTGAAAGCCACTTGTTTTTAGCATTATCTATCTCTTCTATTAATTAGCGCTAGTTTCGGAGCTGACAAGTGAATGCTGGCTTCCGTGTCTTCGACATTAGACCCGTAAATCTT